CCTGTGCCATCACCTGTGCCACCATTCATCCAAGGATAGAGCGATGGGTCAGTAATAATTTGTGTTCCTGACGGAGCAGAAGTTAACTGTCCTCCTTCTTGGTAGTGAGGTATCTGTCCTCCTTCTTGTGTTTTTTTAACTCCAAATTTCTCTCTTATACCTTTAAAAAATCCCCCGTCTTTTTCTCTTTTCCGCTTTTCTTCTTCTTCCTCAAGTTCTTTTAACTCTATTATTTTTTTTAACTCTGGATGTTGCTCGTAAAGTCTGTTTCTTAGTTGATTAAAAAATCCCCCGCCTTTATAGCCTACTATTCCTCCTTGAGCACTACTCAAAGGGGGCACATAATAAGGAGAACGTGGAGACACCTGTTCTGGATTATTACCAAAGAGTTCTCTAAAAGCTCTCTCTTCTTCTCTCTTTTTTTCTTCTTCTCTACGCTCTACGTCTTCCCATACACCAAATGCTTCAGAAGACCTCTTGCCAAACTCATGCAACGGTGTGATTGGTGTATTTTTCAATGGGTCGCCCTGAGTTGCTACATTTTGCACAGAACCTTGAGGTGTTACAGCATGAGGATTCCACCAATCGTAACCTTCGTAATAATCTTTAGGAATGAGAGGATCAATAGAAGCTGACCAATCATATAACTTCTGGTACCATTTATTATCCCAATTATTATCAGTTTTTTTCCCTTCTTTATAGCCTATTCTTCCTCCTTGAGCACCGTATAAGGGCGGTTGATAATAAGGAGATCGAGGAGAGATTTGTTCGGGGTATTTAGCTAAAAGCTCCTCTCTTCTTTTGCCTTTTCCTGCTCGCCATTCTGCCATATCTCTTTCAAATTGATCTTGGGCTTCTTGAGCACCTAATGAACCGCCCCCTAAAGCGATGGGTAAATAGTTTTCGGATAAAGCACCTAAAGTATCTTTAGAAAAAAGATTGCTTCCCATAGCTCCCAATCTTTCTCCAGCAGTCATATTTCCAAATTGTAATGCCGCATCTTTACTAGCTTGTTCACTTATATTTGCAATTTGATTAGCAGTAAGTCCTTCAGCCATATATTGTTGTCTTGCAGTGTCTTGTAAGCTTTGTTGTAAAACTGGAGTAATACCTTGTTCGCCACTTTGTACTAAAGCTTGATTTAAAGCTTTTTGAGCCGAAAGGTCAGCCCCCTTTGTTAATGCAGTTTGTGTTGCTACATCTGTTAATCCTTCTTCTATTGGAGCCGTAGCTATTTCCCCCAGAGCACCACTTACACCATAACCAAATATTGCAGAAGCAATTCCTTTCTCAAGATCACCTGTCTCTGCCCATGTTCCGAGTCCCGAACCTATAGCTCCTGCACCCGCAGCCCCTAACCAAGTACCACCAGCTAATCCCGGCAGGAATGTACTTCCGAGTAAACTTCCCAATAAAGCTCCTATAAACATCTCAGGTTGTCCCGTCTGTGGGTTAGTCGTTATTGGTATTAAAGAAGCTATGCCCTGAACTTCTTTAGGGTTAACGTGCATAAGCATTGTATCGCCATAACGACCCATTCCTGCTAATTGCTGTGCTTGTTTTCTAGCATCCATATTATCTTTCCTCTTTGGTTTCACATCCAAATACATTAAAACTCATATTTACTGCACTTGTATAAACTTTTAAAACATCTGCTTGATTAAGCGTTATCCCTATCACTATAGTTAGAGAATCATTAGCTCCAACTGATTTATCATAATACAGATACTGTTTATCATCGGCACCAGCACCTGCTACATGAACGCTTAACCTAAATGTAATTGCAGAACCAGTCCTATTCGCTGCCACAATAGAGCTTATTGTTGTTTGCGTCAGGTCTGGAACTGTATATAAAACTGTAGTAGTAGTAGCTGACGGGTCTAATTGACCCAATACTTTTAAACTATCCGTCACTGATTAACTCCCATTAATAAGAACTGATGTCTTCTAATAGACTTACTAGGCACACTTTCTGACATAGTTTTTAATAAAGTAATTTCAGTCTGCAAATCCTGTATTATATGTTCCAGTTGTCTGCGGGTTAAGGATTCATTAGTAAAACTGTATTCGGGAGTAGCAATAGGTAGTGGTAGAGAGCTCTGAGTTGCCATAATTATTTCCTCCCGTCAGGTCGCATATCTATTCGTGTTGCTCCCAATCTCCATCCGTAACCTAATCCACTACTCTCAAATCTAAGAATTGTTTGCCTTGATCGTGCTCTTATAAAAGCTTGTGTATAACTTGGAGTAACATCACTGGTTGTTAATGTAGTTGCAGTAGTTAATGGATAGTCCGTACCTTTTACCGTAATTGTTACCGTGTCGTCTGAATCAGAATTCTTAAACTTCAAGTCGGGTATGATCCTACTTAAAAACATAAAACGATCTCCGTCTGGTTCCAAATCAAAGTCAGCACTTTCTACATAAGCTGTCATCGCATTACCATCGGCATCATCTCCCCTCTCTTGGTCATAGAGATAATTAGTATCACTTCCAGAAGTTTTACCAGCACCCAGTGGAAAATCTAAAGCAGGAGCTTCTATCCAAGCCGTTCTTGTAAATGTATCTGCATTAGTTCCTATTGACCACACATTCTCTAAGTAATTGTAGATAACATAACGATCAATCTCATCAGAACTTGATGAACAGTAAAACCAGATAACTTCATTTGCATCTACATTACTAGCACCAAAAACCTTGTATGCTTGACCTAAATTTATATCCGAATAAATATAGTCCTGTACGTCACAATGAAGAGCTTGCACTGTTCCTGTATACATATAAAAACCACCTCTATCCATAAAAAACACTCGGTTATCGGCATTGACGGCAGCATTAGGAGAAATCATCGAAGGTCCTTCTGCTATTTCAGTAAAAGTAAAAATAAAGGGTGCTCCTGAAAATCGCATAGATGTTATCCCTACATCCGTCCAAATTAATATTTCTTGACGAGTTCTTAGTGCTCCTATAATGATTGAACCAGAAGATAATTTTTGACCTCCTGAAGTATTGGTAGTAGTCGGTGTCCAATCTGCGGAACTTTCCGTATGTGACCATCTAATAAACAAAGGATCAATACTGTCGCTACCAATAGCATTAGTGCCAAAACAAATAATATGTCTATCCACATCTGATACCATAATCTGTAAAGCTAAAGTAGGAGGGTTACTAGCACCCCCTATTGAAGTAAAGGGTATTGCTCTTTGAGATTCCCCTGCACTTTCATCCCATAAATAGATTCCACCTCCACGAATACACGATATTAAATCATCCCCAAAATTATCCTGTGACCATAAACGTAATTGATTAGAGGAGGATAATTCACTAACAGAACCAAAAGCTCCATCACTCCAAGCATCTGCACCCCATCCCGTTCCTTTTACATATTCATCTAAGCCAACATTAATCTGATAGGTTCCTACAACACTACCGCCTCCATTACCGCTATCACTACTATTCGCTGTAACAGTTTCTCCATCAGTGTCTTTGGCTTCAATGGTATAGCTATTCACATTAACCACCGTAGCCACTTGATATTCCTGATTGAGAACATTAGCGGTAATAAGACCGCCTAAAGTAGCTGCACCGCTAAAGGTAACAAAGTCATTTATATTTGCTCCATGAGAACTGTCTGTAACTGTAATCGTTGCATCACCATTAGTAGCAGCAAAGGTTACATCACCTGCCGAAGTTGTTTCTCGTATAGGAGTTATATCATAGAAGTTATCCCCGATTTTGAGATAATATTTCAAATGGGTTCCTATTCCAACATAATCCGTCTGCCCTTGATCTCTCCAAGAGTGCATATTCCGACAGGTTCCCGTAAAAGTATTGTCAGTATTCTTTTGCCAACCACCTATTTTCTCAGGCAAACCACTTCTAAAACGAATTTTATCGGCATCATACCAACCACCTTCTTCTGAATAAGAAGTTCCTTCTCTGTCTATTCCCGGTTTAAAAATATATTTTCTTAACATTATCCTTGTAATACCCTGTTTCTTAAACGTTTTGCTCGATCTCCTACTTGAGAAGCCCATTTTGAATCTATCATTTCTTCAGCAGCACGTTCCCAATTCGAAACTTGCATAGCATGAATAAACTTTTTAAATCCACTGAAGCGTGGTTGACCAAGATTGAAACACATATTGGCTACTACTCTTTGACGATTATCGTCAAGACTTCGCCACCAAGGTTCTTTCATATCTAATTCTTGGCAAACAATTTCTATATCATTATCTAAACATTCTTTGATTCTCTGCTCAGAGATAGGAGTTCCTACTGGTTTTCCATGTTCTTCATCTTTTTCCGTTATTAAATGTCCTACTCCTAAAGTCTCATAACCGAGATGGTCTAAATAGATTTCATATTCAAATCCTTCATCGCCAATAAGCTCTTTCATTAACTGGTCTTTATCCATCTTTTTTTCCCTCGTCTAACAACTCTTGTATTTCTTCTTCTAAACGCATCCAATCCATTGCTCCACGGGTTGCTTCTTGTTCTTGTCTTAATGTTTCTATAGTTCTCTTTAACTGGTCTTTATCCATCTTCTTCCTCGTCATCAAGACTTCTATAATATTCAACAATCGCCAAAATATCCCTCGTATAACGTCTAATTTCTGCCATATTATTACTAATATTTTCATAGTCTTTAGTGGTCAATGCGTAATACGCCTGTCTTGGAGCCTTTCCTTC